AAGATCTTTGTTATCTACTAATCCTCCCACGTACAAAATTCCGTCAGATGAATTAGGACTAATAGTCAAATTGTTTTGACCATCAGCGCCTGTATTTATAAATGTAAATACATTCCCAACAGCTATTCCTGGTAGTGTAAACACTACATCCTTAGTGTTTGATAAAAAGGTTTTTCCAGAATCAGTTGAAATAACGACAGTGTAATTTGAATCCTTCTGTTCGATATTATATCCAGATAAACCTGCTTCGTTTTTCTTCCCTTGTAAAATAGGGCCTCTAAACAATGTTGATGCCATAATTATATCCTCCTAGTTTGTGTGAATGCTATCTCTAGGCCGTCGAGTATACTCGTTAGCATTCTAATAATTGTATACTAATATTTTTATAACGCACTTTTGAATAGAGTGCAAGCGATACTGTAACGTGGAGAGAATTTCCAGAATGTAGCGTTTTATTTAAGTGGCTACGGACACTTCAGGCCTTGAAGCAGAAATCTTAATTTTAAGATCTTCTAAACGAGCTTCTTCTAATTTGATCTGAGTAATGATCTCTTTAATTGCGTGATCAATTCTCGTCATTTCGAGAGTATATCTACCCTCTTTAAGATGCTCCTGCTCCCAACTTAACTCCAAGGACTTCTTTTGTTTGTATAGGTCCTCGATCATGATTAACCTCCTCATAGGTAATCCATTTACCTTTTTTATTGGTAAATCCATCAGATTCGAACTTTACCTCATTTTTTCCCAGCTTGTCAAGGATAGAGTTCTCAATATCGTGAGCAGTGTCATTACACGAAACATTAAAGTCGGCATAATAACCACAGTATCTTATTTGAATTTTGAAGTTTTTCATTGGTAATTTCTATCTTTATTGTCGAAATGAGGCGATTTTGAGGCCGCCTCATTTCTAATTTAGTGACGATTAAGCACCTTCTGATGCGAAAATACCTCTAGGGTCAGATACTCCAAATGAGTATCTTTCTCTAGCTTTGTATCTTACGTTACCAGTTGAGAAATCACCTTCCATTTTAGTTTGGATAGGTAATCTATCGAAGTGTTTCATTCCGTTAGGAACATCAGTAATAATGTACCAAGAATCACTATCAGTTAGATAGTGGTTTACTCTGTAACCTTGAGGAATCATCCCCATGTTTTTAAGAGCGTTGATATCATTATCAGCAGTTCCTACTCTACCTTGAGATTTTAACAATCTCTCAGCTTGGAACTGGTTAGCAGGTGGAACAATCATTTTCATTCCTCTTGCTGCTATTTTCAGACCACGCTCATCAGTCATTGCAGCGATATCAATTAACGCTTGCTCTAACGATGTTTCGTTTAAGTCTGATTGTGTTGTTAACGTGTTTGAAAACACAGGGCCAATACATGGGTGGTTTGTCGTAAACAAAGAAACACCATCACCTGAATCATAGTTGTCTGTAGTAGGCAACCCTTGATTTAAAGGTACTGCTGCTTTGATTTGTTTAGCATTCGCCATGGATCTAGCTAGTGCTTTAGTATAACGAGACGCAAGTCTGTCATACAAGTTATCTTCCATTGCTTCTTCAGTTAAAGCGAATGCAAGAGCTACTGTTTCGTTAGTATATCTTGCAGTGAATGTTTCCTGAGCATTGTCGTAAGCAACTGCTGAACCTTCTGGTTTAACATATGCATTAGCAAAGCCTGATAACATTACTTCTTCTTCAAAAGCTCTGTCAGAACTTTCAGTAACATAAATTTCTTTATGTTCCTGGTCGTATCTTTTGTACTCCAAGCCAAATAAAGCATTAAGGCCTGGTTCTAGTTCTTTAACTAGTTGTTGTCGTGATATAGCCATAATTACTCCTTATCCAGCTCCTACAGTGCCTACTCCATGACCAAATAAATGCATGTTAACAATTACACGCCAATTTACATTAGCGGCTGTTAAATCATTATTTTTTGGATCACGAGAAACACCGATGATTAAAAGTTGAGCAGCAGCATCACTAGAAGCAGCAATTGTGCTGTCATCTAGTTCAGTGTTGCTTACCCCGTTTAAAGTACTTCCACCAAAGTTCACCATGTCTGCATTAGAAAATACATCTGCTTGTAAAGACGTACCCGTAGCATCAGATTGAATTTCAAACATCTGATTAGGGTTGTCATAAACAAAAGCTTCAATATCTTTGCTTGAAGGCGGTGTTATGCTTCCTGGATAGTAATTTTTAAACGTAGGTTTTAACGTAGTCGGATCTGTGTAGAAACATCCCCAGAATGCGCCCATGTTCGGTACAGCACCGGCAGTAGCGATATCAACATATCCTGCTGCTGCGATAACTGGCGAACCTTGATATATAACACTAGCATCGCCAGCGTCTATAAAATGGGAAGTCATACCTGTGGAATCATCTCCTTGACCCGACATCTTTAACGGTCTTAGACCGAAAGCGGCATCTTGATTTGCCATAGTTGTTTCCTCCGTTGTCTATAAAAATAGACGGTTAATTTAATTCGTTGATTGCAGAAATTGTTAATAAACTATTTCTTACTACCACCGAAAGTTTGCGTCGAGCGTCTATCAACTTCGATAGGCATGCTCGGGTGCTGATCCCTCAGAAGATCTGTTTTGACAGCTTCATCACGTTCTTTAGCTTTTTCACTATAGTAACGTTGACGAGCTTCGGCGATCTCGTTAGGCACTCTGGCCAGCAACAGCCCACCAACTCCAATGACGCCTGTATATTTACCGGATTCAACAACAGGATAACCTTTATCTTTGTATTCACTAGATTTTACTAGTTCATAACCAGATCTAAGTCTTGCTGAAATATTTTTAGAATCATCAAATCCTAAACTTTCAGCTCTTATCCATCTATGCCTGAATCCATCAGGTGCAGGCGGAGCATCTAAAGATGACGGCGGTGTCCATTCGACAGGTCTTTTAGTTTTTTCTCTGTCTTCGGACGCGCGAGGGGTTTTGTTCACTTTATCGTTTTCCATATGCTTATTTCTCCTTCACGATGTTTACTTGTTTCGCATACTCTTCCAGTGGCACATTCAATTTATTAGCAATTGCTACTTGTGAGGATGTGAGTTTCACAGTTCTGCGTCCATCTTTGTACCCTGACCGCGTAGCCGAAGCCACAGTTTGTACAGGTGTTCGTACAGGTTTGGACGATTGTTCTGTATTATTACCAAATTTGTGAGGGAATTCAAGTCTTATTCTTCTATCTAATTCCCCATAATAATCAGTAGATTGTGGGTCGTAGCCCTCATCATCCACTAATTTTTTATGTAAATCAAACGCAGTATAAGTCATAGCACTATCTTTCCCAAACCAACTATTTTTCTGAGCCCATTGCGTTGCAGCAGGATCAGGTGTGGGTTGAGTTGGAATTTGTGGTATGGTTCCTTCACTTAAGGACTTACGTTGCTCATCTGCTTGCTTTTGATTAACTTTCATCTCAGCAAGTCTAGCTTCTTCGTAACCCAATTTAGCGATTTCTTTTTGTGCAGTTACTTCCGCAGTTATATCTCCAGCTTCTCTAGCAGACTGCAATTTAGTTTGCGCAGCTGTTAAACTTGAAGTAATTCGATCTTCCATCTCCTTCACATAACCCGTATCTAATTTAGCGAGTCTGTCTTTAAGAGATTTCTGTTCTCCTTGCACAGATTTTGCATACGTTAAAGCAGCTTCTTTTTGTCGTTCTGCTTCACGCATACGTTTAGTTAATTTAGCAATACGTGATTTAACACCTTTGCTATAATCTTCTAGTTCTTCTTGTTTCTTTTCTTCTGTTTCTTCAGGTTGGCTTTCCTGAACAACAGGCTGCTCATCAGATTTCGCAGGTGCGTCATCGGACTTAACAGGCTCTTCAACAGGTTTTGCATCTTTTACCTCTTCCTTTTCTTTTACCTCTACTATTGCTTTATCTTTTTCTTCAGGCAAAGTAACCTCAACATCCGGTCCACTGGTGTCAAGATTAATTGGCTTGTCTTCTTTTACTTCTTCTTTGGCAGATTTATCATCTGGCATAGTTTCCTCCTATGTTAATATTCATGCAAGATATCCTCTGGATTCTTGATGGTTGCTAAGACTTCATCATCATTTAACAACCGGACTTCACCACCTTCTATTTTTATTCTAGACCCTGCGTAACGAGCAAACATTACCCAGTCTCCTACTTTACACCAAGGTCCATCTTTAAAGCGATCTTTGTCATGATAACAATCAGGACCCATCGCTAATACATTTCCACATTGAGACGCGACTTGTTGTTTTTCAATTGTGTCTTGTCCCATAATAATCCCACCTTTAGTCTTTTCATTTATTTTAAAAGGTAAAACTAATATTCTCCAACCTGTTGGTTGTGGGAGCTTTGATGATTCTTTGGTAACTGTTTTAGATTTTTTTACACCGACAAGATCAGTCTTGGGAAGGGTGATCTTCGGGGTTGATTTTAATAACGTTTCCGTCTTCATTTGGCTCCTTGTTTTTTAGCAGGTTAGAGATTTCCTGTAAAATATAATGATACGTTCGTATCTGACCTAACATATATTGATATTTGTCAAAATTGTCAACACCTGCGATCATACCATTTACAACGTCGTCACGTCGCAGTTCGATCAACTTCTTCAGTTTAAATAATAATTGGACTCCGTCCATAATTCTTTCTTAAATTGTTATACTCTTCCACCTTTCATGAAAGCTTTTCCCATTCCTCTTTGAGCAATGCCACCACCTTTAGCAGTTCTTACAGGGATTCCACCACTAGGATAGCCAAATCTATTGTTTCCTAAGACCGGTGAATATCCACTAACATGAGTCATACTACCACCATCGGCAGCTTTAGCTCTATTCATTTTTCTAAAGGTTTTAGCTAGATTATATCTTTTAGAACCTGGAGGACATGTTTTACTTCCAAACTTCTTACCTGTGCAAGGTTTGTCCTTACGCATGTTCTTGGTTGCTTCTTGTATCCACTTATCGTCTGACATTATTTCTTCCCTCCATTACGAAATATTTGTGTACCCTTTATACCAAATACACTGGCAACTACAAGTATCCATAAATTAGTAAACCATTTTGGTAGATTTGAAAAGTACTCAAAAAAGATCTCTATCTTTTGCATAGCCGCCGGATCCTCTGTCCACACCGACCAAGCGAGCACCAGGATCTT